TTTTTTATGAAAATAGGATTTACATGCAGTGCATTCGATCTGTTACATGCAGGTCACATCGCCATGTTGAGAGAGGCAAAGACTCAATGTGACTACCTTATATGTGGACTACAGGTAGATCCTAGTCTAGATCGACCGGAGAAAAACCAACCTATCCAAACCGTCGTAGAACGTTACACACAGTTAAATGCGGTGCAGTACGTCAACGAGATCATACCTTACGTCACCGAACAAGATCTAGAGGATATCCTATCCGCATTACAGATCGATGTCCGGATCATAGGATCAGAGTACAAGTCAGGCACATTTACAGGACGTGCCATATGTGCAAGCAGAGGTATAGAGATATACTTCAATAAAAGAGATCATAGATTTTCTACTTCTGATTTGAGACGAAGAGTTGTCGATAGGGATTGACAAACAGTAGTAGTTTTGTTATAGTGTATTAAATCAAATTGGAGATGACTATGAAACCGAAAGACAAACCGCATTACGTAAACAACGCAGAGTTCTCATTAGCGGTTGTCGACTACGTTAAAGATGCAACAGAAAAGTCTGCTGAAGGCGAACCCCGACCTGTCGTGACCGACTATATTGCTCGATGTTTTCTCAAGATCGCGGAGGGATTGTCTCACCGAGCAAACTTCGTGCGTTACACCTATAGAGAAGAAATGGTGATGGACGCAGTGGAGAACTGTCTCAAGGCAATAGACAACTACGACATCACAAAGGCAACGCGAACTAAGGCACCCAACGCATTTGCATACTTCACACAGATTGCATGGTATGCGTTTCTGCGTAGGATTCAGAAAGAGAAAAAACAACAAGACATCAAGATGAAGTTTCTTGCGGAGAGTGATATATCTTCGTTAATCCTTGATGGCGACAATGAAGAGGCGGTACGTCAGACACAAATGTTTGTTGACAGTCTACGTGATCGTATTGATGAAGTAAAGGATACTGACCAAAAGATTAAGGTATATGCGAAAGAGATACGCAAACGTCGACGTAGACGTGTCGATTCCGATCTGTCAGATTTCCTTGGAGAAGAGGATGATGTATGAAATCGTTAGACCAAGCTCGAGCAGAGTCTCGACGCATATGGGATACTATGAAAAGAGTCGCTAATCCCAACAGTGATCCTGATCCCGAAGAGATTAGTTTGGAAAATGCGTACAAGACAAGGTGGGTATGGTATCATACTATATTAGCGCTTGAATTGTTTGTAACAAATATGTTACTATTCATAATAGTTGTACAACTCGCGAGTAACTAATTAATGAAGATTGCAATACTGAATGACACTCACTGTGGTATCCGTAACTCATCTGACGTGATGATGGACTATCAAGAACGTTTCTATCGTGATGTGTTCTTCCCGTACCTACGTGAGAACGGTATCACAAAGATACTACACCTTGGTGACTACTACGACAACCGTAAGTTCATCAACTTCCGTGCGTTGGAACATAACCGGAAGATCTTTTTGGAGAAGTTGCGTGAGTACAAGATCCACATGGATATCATTCCCGGCAACCATGACGTGTTCTACAAGAATACTAATGACCTGAGTGCACTCAAAGAACTGTTAGGTCACTACATGGAAGAGGTACGTATCATCGAGAAACCAATGGTGGTTGACTATGATGGCATGCCTATGGGTCTGATACCTTGGATCAACGAGACCAACAATGATGAGTGTATGAAGTTCATTCAGGGTTGTAAGGCAGATGTGATCGGTGCACACCTTGAGTTAGAAGGGTTCGAGATGTCTGCGGGTATTCCCTGTACTCATGGTATGAGGGCATCTGCATTCAATCGTTTTGATTTGGTTCTCTCCGGACACTTCCACACCAAGTCACAGAGTGGTAACATACACTACCTTGGTTCTCAGATGGAGTTCTTCTGGAGTGATGCACATGACCCCAAGCACTTCCACATCCTAGACACAGACACTCGTGAGGTCACCCCCGTAGTCAACACCGAGAGATTGTTCGAGAAGATCTACTACAACGATCAAGAGAAGAATCCTATGCTTACAGACATACGACACCTAGACGATAAGTTCGTCAAGTTGATCGTGGTCAATAAGTCTGATCCTAAGTTGTTCGATGCATTCGTAGATAGGATCAACTCTCGTAAGATACACGAACTCAAGATCGCAGAGAACTTTGAAGAGTTTACTGGTGGTTCTGTGAGTGACAATCAAATATCAGTTGACAGTACGGAAGATTTGTTGTATACTTATATAAATGCGGTAGATACACCGTTAAACAAAGACACCATCAAGGGGATGGTGCGTGAACTCATGGTAGAGGCGCAGACGCTCGAACTCGTATGATTATATTCAAATCGTTAAAGTACAAGAACTTTCTTAGTACTGGTGATTCGTTCACTCAAATAGATCTCAACAAATCTGCTTCTACTCTAGTAGTGGGTCAGAATGGTGCGGGTAAGTCTACTATGTTGGACGCACTATCTTTCGCATTGTTTGGTAAGGCACACCGATCCGTATCTAAGGGTCAACTGGTCAATAGTGTCAATAACAAGAACTGTCATGTTGAGGTAGAGTTCAACGCACTTGGTTGTGAGTACAAGGTTGTGCGTGGTATCAAACCAACTAAGTTTGAGATCTGGCGAGACGACAAGGTCATCAATCAAGACTCTCATAGTAAAGAGTATCAGAAGGTACTTGAACAAAACATTCTGAAACTAAACCACAAGTCTTTTCACCAGATCATTGTACTGGGTAGTAGTTCGTTTGTGCCGTTCATGCAGTTACCTGCGAACCATCGACGTGAGGTGATCGAAGATCTGCTTGATATCAACGTATTCTCTAAGATGAACATTATCCTCAAGGAGAAGTTCTCTGTCATCAAAGAGAAGGTACGTGCGAACCAATCAGATCTAGAGAACCTAGAGTACAAGATCCGGACACAGAAGAAGTATGTTGAGAGTCTGGAGAAGAACAAGCGTGACAATCGTGAAGAGAAACTATCTGACATTGAATCACTGACCAGTCAGATTGGTGACATTCGATCTACTATGCGTCCAATCGCCGCGGGTGGTTTGGATCAACTCAAGATGGAACACGACTCGTGTAATAGTCTGATCATTCAGATTAAACAATACGATAAGACCTTCAACTCTAAACTGAAGGATCTGGAGAAGGAGAAGAAGTTCTATGAAGATAACTCCAATTGTCCCACCTGTGAACAGGGGATCGAAACTACCTTCAAAGAAAAAAAGATATCCGAAGCAGAAACCAAACACTCCGGATTCGTCGACGCAAGATCCAAAGCCTCCGAAGAACTCACCAGACTCAACGAACGAATGGTGGGCGTAGTCGAGGAGACAAAGAAGTTACAGGACTTGGTATCTGAGTACGATCGAAAACAGATAGAGATCGATACGTTACAAAAACAAATAACCAACATACAACAGTACCTAGCGAAACAGGATGAGACCACCACTGATATCGCAGAAGAACGTCAGACTCTAATGAATCAGAATGATGATCGCGAAATACTACGTGAGATCAAGGGAGATCTCGCTGAACAGGTTGCGTACAGTATGGTTATCACAGAGTTGTTGAAAGACACTGGTATCAAGACTAAGATTGTGAAAGAGTATCTCCCTGTCATCAATCAGTTGGTCAACAAATACCTACAGGTTCTAGACTTCTTTGTGTCGTTCAATTTAGATGAACAGTTCAAGGAGACCATACGGTCACGACATCGTGATGCGTTCTCGTACGACTCATTCTCTGAAGGCGAGAAACAACGTATTGACCTCGCGTTATTGTTTACGTGGAGACAGGTTGCGAAGATGAAGAACTCTGTGGCGACCAACCTACTGATACTTGATGAGACGTTTGACTCTTCTCTGGACGTAGAGGGTATTGACAATCTTACTAGTATCCTAGATACATTGGACGGTGATACTAATACATATGTAATCTCTCACAAAGGAGAGTTGCTTGACGGTAAGTTCGAAGATAAAATCGAGTTTGTCAAGAAGGGCAACTTCAGTTCATTAAATGAGTGAACAAATCGATTATTACGTAAAGAACCATGACGCGTTTCTTTCTCCGCGAGTCGCAGACGCGGCATCTCGATATTGTGATCATTTACTGAACTCTACAGATCATGTGTGGACAACTAACTTTGCATGGGCCAAAGACAAACCTAAACACTTTATGAATCCCATGTCAGAACGTTATGAAAACCTTTGTCTAGTACATAAGATATGGGAGAGTAATCCAGAGTTGTGGCAGAACATCGTGAATGATATACAAAAGATATATCCTCATTGGATTCCTGAAACCCGAGAGGCTATGCAATTCTTTGTCTGGACTGGTGGGTCTAGGATTGAATGGCATAGTGATTTCAAACACGGCGATCCTCATGATGCACGAATCCGTTCCGGAGCGATAACCATCTACCTTAATCGTCACTGGGATATAGAGTGGGGTGGAGACTTTCTGTACAAGAACGAAAAACAAGAAGTACAGAGAGTAACCCCCAGTTACAACAGAGCAGTCGCAATACGAAACGTATCACATAGGTCTACAGAGATACAGACCAAACGTTTTAGGAAATGTATTCAAATATTTTTAAAAGACATTGAAGTACCGCTTGACAACAACGCAGACTTTTGTTAAACTATGTTTAAATTAATCGAGGAATATTGTTATGGAACTATCTGATCGCGCCTCACAGGTTCTACGGAACTTCGCGGGTATCAACGGAAACATCTACTTCAACGAGGGTAACGTAGTACGTACTGTCTCGGAGTCGAGAACTGTACTTGCAAAGGCAACCCTAGATGTGGACTTTCCTACATCGTTTGGTATCTATGACCTGCGTGAGTTTTTGAGTGTAATGGGATTGGTAGACAGTCCTAACTTAAACTTTGATCAATCAAGTGTGGCGATTTCAGATTCGAGTGGTCGTTCTAAGATCAAGTACTTCTATTCTTCACCAGATACTTTGACTACCGCAAAGGGTGACTTGGTACTGCCTTCAGAAGATGCGTGGTTTACTCTGGATGCACAGACTCTAAATCGTGTAAAGAGTGCGGCAGGTGCACTTGGACACAGCGAAGTTAATGTTCATATAGATAATGGTCTGATGACGTTAACTGTGAAAGACAATGATGATGACACCTCACATGCGTTCAGTATTGTGGTTGAAGGTGAGTCTCAATGTAATGATCTGAATGTTGTTTTCAACATCAACAATATCAGACTATTGGAAGATGGTGACTATCGTGTGGCGTTGTCTTCTAAGTTCATTTCACATTTTGTGAATACAGATTCCAATATGGAATATTGGGTAGCGCTACAAAAATCAAGTCAATTTAATTAAGAGGAAAATCTTGTGGATAATGATGTAATGGATCTAGTCAATCGTGTGACACGCAGTACTGTCGCGGTTGTAGATACTGTCGCCGGTCGCGGTGGCTTTAGAGGCGAAGAGTTATCAACTATTGGTCAACTTCGAGATCAGTGTATCTCATTGATCCAAAAGGTTGAGGCACTTCAAGGTGAAGGCGAAACCCCAACCCCAACGGAGGAATGATCATGGGCGAACAAATCTTAGTGGGTACGATTTTTACTATTGCTTTAGTGGCTTTTGGTATCATGTACGTTATTAATACTGAACGCACTTTGCGAAGGAATAACCCTAATAGTAAGAGAGTTGAACCAGCGAAAGAAGAGTCTCCAGTTGTTGACGTTGATGCATTGAAACAGATGTCCAACGCAGAACTGTTCAAGATGGGATCTGAAAAAGGTCTCCCTGTGTACAAATCTTGGTCTAAGGGCAAATTGGTGGATGCACTAGCAAACCATCACTAAGAGATGGGGAACTTCGGTTCCCTTTTTTCTTGACTATTTGTTTCATATACTGTACAATGTACATTGTAGTATACATTATTATTTATTTTATTATGGAAATTGACTATGACAGATACCTTTCTCTGGTGTGAGAAGTACCGCCCTCAAACTATCAACGACTGCATTCTACCTGCCAACCTAAAGAAAACATTCAAAGAGATTCTAGAAACCGGTGAACTACCAAACATGTTGTTCACGGGTACTGCGGGTCTAGGTAAGACTACGGTCGCACGTGCATTGTGTAATGTACTCGATCTGGACTATATCTTAATCAACGGTTCAGAAGATGGTAACATCGATACCCTACGTGATAAGATTCGACGTTTTGCGTCATCTGTATCCTTGATGGGTGGTTACAAGGTTGTTATCCTAGATGAGGCAGATTACCTCAACCCACGTTCTACTCAACCCGCACTGCGTGGATTTATCGAAGAGTTCTCAGACAACTGTCGATTCATCATGACATGCAACTTCAAAAACCGTATCATCGAACCTCTCCACTCTCGTTGTGGTGTGTATGAGTTCAATACCAACAAGAAGTCTATGGCACCTCTATGTGGCGACTTCATGAAACGTGTGACGGAAATCCTCAAGACCGAGAAGGTCGAGTTGGAGAACGAACAAGAAGTCGCAGAACTGATCATGAAACACGCACCTGACTGGAGACGTATACTCAATGAGTTACAACGTGCATCTATCGGTGGTACTCTGAGTATTGGTAACCTGAACAAGACCGATGCATCCTACGAGGTTCTGTACAAGTCCCTGAAGGAGAAGAACTTCAAGGTCATGCGTCAGTGGGTCACCAATAACATTGACGTAGATTCATCTGTTATCTTCCGCACTATATACGATCAGATGTTCGAAAACATCGATCAACAATCTATCCCTCAGTTAGTATTGATCCTTGCGGACTACCAATACAAGGATGCGTTTGTTGCTGATCATGAATTGAATATGGTCGCCTGTCTCACTGAAGTCATGGCGAATGTGGAGTTAAAATGAAAATAATTGTTGCGGGGTACGGCCCTGTAGGTAAGGCAACTGCGTCTGCGTTGAGGAATCATCCTGACGTAGAGTTGTTTATCGATGACCCTTTTCTAGGACACAATTACAATCCTGACGGACTAACACCACCGGATGGCGTTATCATCTGTGTGGCCACACCTATGGATCCTCTGACCGGAAAGTGCGTTACAGATAATGTCAGAGATGTCATGGAAAAGTACGAAGGTTCTAAGATCATGATCAAGTCTACCACCGATCCTGTGTGGTTGAGACACAACTGTGGCCCTGATGTGACATTCTGTCCCGAGTTTCTAAAAGGTACTACCGGTGCAGATCCTACTGAAGAGTTCTTAGAAAGTGAGTTTGCAATCTATGGCGGTGGTCACATGCGATTCTGGCATGAACTATTCAAACCTGTTCTATGGCGACTGAAGACAGTGAAGTTTGTGTCTCTCGAACAGGCTGCATTTGCAAAGTATGTGTTGAACTGTTTCCTCGCAACCAAGGTAACGTTCTTTAATCAGATTCACCATCTCTATAACACGGCAGGGTTCCATGACTTTGATATTATGATCGATGCCGTGTGTACTGATCCTAGGGTAGGAGAG